TTACATAGGATATGAATTCACCGGTACTGCTAATACTACTGTAGTAACCCCATCATATTATGAAAAAGTTGAACTTTTATTAAAAGGTGAAGGATCAGATGCATCTACAACATTTATTGATGATAGCATACGTAATAGATCAGTAGATTCTCTTGTAGGCGCGGTTCAAATTGATACTGCTCAATTTAAATTTGGTTCTTCATCTATTTTATTTGATGGAACAGATGATTTTATTAGATATGGTGGAAGCACTGGTTTTGAATTTACAGGCGTGTTCACTATTGATACTTGGTTTAGAACTGGAACTTCTGGAACAAATTTAAGTATTATTGGTACATCAAACGAATCAGCTTGGACCAGCGATGGTTATTATGTTTTCGTCAATAATGATACATTTAGTCTTTATAGAAATGGAAGTTTAAACGATACTTTTGTTGCTGGTGCAACTATTGCCGATTCTACATGGCACCATTGGCATATGACACGCCATGCTAATAATGCAGTTGAAATGGGATTAGATGGAACTTCTCTAGGATTTTCAACAACCGCAGAAACAGGGAACTTTGGGAATGCATCCTTTAGATTAGCAATTGGTTCAGCAGAACCAACCGGCACCACTCAACCAGAATGGAATGGTCATATGGACCATTTCAGAATTACAAAAGGCACAACTTTGTTTAATGGGACATATACTGTTCCTACTGAGTCCGACTATAATTATATTTTCGATAAAAAATATAATTCTGGTGTCTGGTCGATAGGGGGTCCAGGAAAATATTCTGTAATTGGAAGAAGAAAACAAGGTAATTGGCTCACTTCAGCAAGAGGAGTAACAGACGAGCACTTCGCAAACGTTTCGCTCTTACTGCATTTCGACGGCGCGGACGCATCGACAACATTTACCGACAGCTCGTCCAATGGGCACACTGTCTCGGTTCAGGGCAATGCTCAGCTAGACGACGCGGAATTCAAGTTCGGCACGACGTCAGGTCTATTCGATGGCTCTGGCGATTACCTCGAGGTCAACGATGCGGATTTTAACCTGTCTTCTGGAGACTGGACGATAGAGGGGTGGTTCTACGACGCTGGAGACACATCGCGCGCGCCGTATTTCAGCATCAGCGCAGGAGGTGGCGGCGGCCTTACCTTGTTGCTCCAGCGGCAAATCGGGCCGGGAAGAAGCGAGCTATTTCTAAGCTCTGATAACAGCACGTGGGACATTTGCCAGAATAGATCCATCGGAACGCCAACGTTAAACCAATGGAATCACATCGCCATAACATTTGATGGAAGTGCTTACCGGACTTTTGTCAATGGAAGTCTGATAACCACGGTGTCATCGACCACAAGCATTTATAACAATCAGAACCTTATGATCGGCACGCGACATCTGGAAGATCAGTTCTTTGATGGCTGGATTGATGAATTTCGCGTGACGAAGGGTGTAGCTCGTTACACGGCATCATTCACCGCGCCGACGGCGGCCTTCCTCAACTATTGATAATAATCGTGAAGGTGGTTATTTTCGCCGAACCTATGCCGTAACAGGAACGATACATGGGCTTATCGTGGAGGAAGTCTGTACCGTCAACAGCAGTGGGGTTGGGTGTAATTAATATAAATATTATAAATAGTCATAAGACTTATACAAAGAGGGTACTATGGCTATTCCTGCGACCAGAGAACAACATAAACAATATTGCCTTAGAAATCTAGGTTCTCCAGTTATAGATATCAACGTTGATGACGAACAACTAGAGGATAGAATTGACGAAGCATTACAATACTATCGTGATTATCATTACGATGGCACAGAACATGTTTATTTAAAACATCAAATTACTTCTTCAGATAAAACCAACAAATACATCTCTATCCCAGAAAATATTCAAGGGATCGTGAGAGTGTTTGATATTGGGGATTCTATTAATAGTTCAAATCTATTCAATATTCGATATCAAATTCATCTAAACGATCTTTTTGATTTTTCTAGTGCTTCATATGTTCCTTATGTGAACGCTATGAGACATGTAGAAATGCTTGAAGAAATCTTTGTTGGTAAGAAACCTATTCGTTTCAACCGTCACACAGATCGACTTTATATTGATATGGATTGGGAAACAGATGTTCTCGTAGATGAATACATCATCATTGATTGTTATCGCACAGTAGATCCAAATACATATACAGATGTTTGGGGTGATAGATGGTTACTTAGATATTCGACTGCTTTATTTAAAAGACAGTGGGGCGAAAATCTATCTAAGTTTCAAGGTATTCAACTTCCAGGAGGAATTCAATTTGACGGTGTTCGTATTCTAGGTGAAGCAAGAGAAGAAATTAATAAGTTAGAAGATGAAATGATTACGAGTTATTCATTGCCCGTCCATGATATGATTGGATAAATTATGGCGACGAATAAGTATTTCAATAACTTCTCATACGCCAGAGAGCAAGACCTAGTTGAAGATCTCACGATTGAGGCTATCAAGATCTATGGTCATGATGTAAAGTACATTCCAAAAACAATCGTAGCGAGAGATAACTTATTCGGTGAAGATCCACTGATGAAGTTTACAACCGCTGCTGATGTTGAGATGTATATCAAAAACGTGGAAGGATTTGAAGGAGAAGGTGATCTACTCTCAAGATTCGGTTTACAGATACGAGATGAGATGACTTTCACTCTTGCTCGTAAAAGATTTGATCAGATTCGTACAGAAAAGTTGATGACAGAAGTAGGTTATAATCTACTTACAGAACAGGCAAATACGGCTGTTCCATCAAGACAGTTTCTCACAGGGAACAATGAGACAGAATCTATCGTACTAGAAGCAGGCACTGCTAATGGATACTCAATCAGTTCTAATCGTCCATTAGAAGGAGATCTAATCTATTTTCCAATGGTTGATAAGATATTTGAGATCAAGTTTGTTGAACACGAACAGATTTTTTATCAAACCGGTAGATTACAGACATATGATTTACGTTGTGAATTATTTTCTTATAGTTCTGAAAAACTTGATACTGGATATAGTGAGATTGATATTGTTGAAGATCAATATTCACTTGATCAAACTTTCTATCAAACACTTCTTGAAGATGGCGAAGTTCTACTAGCTGAAGATGGTGATGGTATCGTACAAGAATTCCAAATTTCTACAATTGATGCACAAGCAGATAATGATACTGTATATAAATCTAATATACTAGAAGACGATATTATTGATTTTAGTGAAAAAGATCCATGGTCAGAGGGTAGGTTCTGATGTTTGAGTATTTTTATCACGGTACAATTAGACGTTATGTTCAAGTATTCGGATCATTATTCAATGATATCCAACTTGTAAGAACGGATTCGAACGGTAATAGAGTACAAACACTTGCTGTTCCTTTAGCGTATGGACCCAAACAAAAATTTCTTGTCAGACTAGATACAAATCCAGATCTAGATAGAGAAGTTGCTATATCGCTTCCACGTCTTGGATTTGAGTTGACCGGTCTTACATATGATTCTACGAGAAAAATAAACTCCACTCAAAAGAATAGTTATATTATCACATCTGATAATACTCAGTTGAGAACACAATATACACCTGTTCCTTATGATATTACATTTGTGTTATCAGCGTTTGTGAAGAATGCGGATGATGGTACACAAATAGTAGAACAAATTGTTCCATATTTTAAACCAGAATGGAACGTATCAGTAAATCTAATACCATCTATGAATATAACTATGGATATACCAATTATATTGAATAGTATAGATTTTGAGGATGTATATGATGGTGATTATTCTACTAGAAGAACTATTATCTGGAACTTCAATTTTACTTTAAAAGGTTATCTATACGGACCAACTACAAACAGCGGACCAATTACAAGAATACAGATTGATCTACATGCTAATACAGCCTTAAATACTCCAAGGTCAAGTCGTCTTGTTACTGTTCCTGGATTATTAGCTAATGGCGCGCCTACTACAAATAGTGCAGCGTCTATTGATAGAAGTTTAATTGATGTAAATGATAATTATGGATTTGCTTCGAATACCTTCTTCTATACAGACGGTTTGATATATAATCCAAGAACAGGAAGTGATCAACAACCATGAGTTTCGATTCTAAATTCAGTCATGTACTAAACATAGATCCTCCTAATGAAGTGGAGGTTATAGAACCTAATATTAATAAACAAATAGAAGATGATTACGACTATGCTAGACGTAATTTAAGAGATCTAATTGACTCTGGAATGGGTGATTTAGATAGAGTTATGGAAATTGCTCGACAGAGTGAATCTCCAAGAGCATTTGAAGTGGCGACAAATTTACTTAAAACATTAACTGATACAAACAAAGATCTCCTTGAGTTGGCTAAGAAAAAGAAAGATATATTACAGACAAAAGAAGATAAACCGCAGAATGTAACCAATGCATTATTTGTAGGTTCAACTGCTGATCTTCAAAAACTTATTCAAGGAGAAAAAAATGCAAGAAGTTCAGTCGATTAATTCTCTCAGTGGAGACTTGACAACTCTGATTCTTCCATGGATTGCTGTTCTAGTATCAGCAATCATTGCGTTTATGTTAAAAGACTTTGTAACTAACTTTGCCAAAGGTATGGCGTTTCAAATGAACCGAGCCTTCAATGAAGGTGATAAAGTTATTCTTGATGGTTCAGATGCTATTATTGTAAAAGTTGGTATGAAACAAACAGTATTTGGTGTATTCAGTGATAAAGGATATACATGGAGATATGTACCAAATGAAAGAATACCATTTTTAAAGTTAGAAAAAGTAGTCGATCCTGAATTACACAAAGATAGTGAAGAAGAAAAAGGTAGAAGATTACAAAGAATGATTGATTCTGCACAAGATGAAAAGATTGATTCTAATCATGATCATATTGCAAAAAACGCAGAAGAAATAGAGAAGTTAAAAAACAAAGATGATAAAAACTAATTACGATTATTTTTTACAAAAGTTTCTAGAACCATTTTTGTCATGTTTATTTTGTATGGCGCAAGGAAACTTAACTGTACTTACAATAAATCATTATATAACAGCAAGTAAAACAGCAGTAATTGCTTTAGTAATTATAGTAATATTATCCTTAATTAATATAAATCATAATAAATATTTTGCATTAACTTTAACTGGATTTGCTACTCTTGTTGCTGATATTTTAAGTCATCAATCTAATTATGTTGGTATGTATACAGAATCCATTTTGACAGCATGTGTTGCTATGTTACTAGCTTTAATGTTTGATAGAATTTTAAAAAGATAGATATGAAAATAATAGGAGAATAAAAATGGCACATTTTGCGAAAGTAGATGAGAACAATGTTGTCACTTTTGTTTCTACTTGTGACAACAACTTATTATTAGAAAACGATGTAGAAGTAAGAGATAATCAAAGAGCTATTAACCATTTGAACGCT